CTCGACGTTGACCGGTGCCAACGACACGCCTTCTGCAGCACTGTTCCGCCTCGTCTCGGATGCTTCGCGCTTCGTTCTGGCCTTTGGCACGACGGACTACGGTTCGTCCACGCTCAACCCCATGCTGATCCGGTGGTCGGATCAAGAGTCAGCCGCCAACTGGTCGCCTTCTGCGACTACTCAGGCTGGAAGCCTGACGCTGTCCCGGGGCTCTGAGATTCAGGCTGTAGCGCAGACCCGGCAGGAGATCTTGGTCTGGACTGACACGGCGCTGTACTCGCTGCAGTACCTCGGCCCGCCTATTGTGTGGGGCTCGCAGATCCTGGCTGACAACATCACCATCGTCTCTGATCGCGCCTGGGCTGTGGCGGCGGGCGTTGTGTACTGGATGGGCGACGAGAAGTTTTACGTCTTTGATGGACGGACGGCCACGCTCAACTGCGATATCCGAAAATTCATCTTTGATGATCTGAACACCAACCAGAACCTGCAGATCTTTGCCTCCACCGTGGAGCAGTTCAGCGAAGTGTGGTGGTTCTACTGCTCCGCGAACTCCACCGTCATAGATCGTTATGTCGTTTACAACTACGCCGACAAGGTGTGGTACTACGGCAGTATGGGTCGGACGGCATGGAACGATGCCAGCGTGTTTTCCAACATCCCGGTTGCGGCGGACTACAACAGCCAGCTTCTGTACCATGAGAGCGGTTGCGATGATGGATCTACTGGTACGTTCCAGCCGATTGAAGCCTATATCATCTCGTCGGAGTTCGACATTGATGACGGCCACAACTTCGGGTTTGTCACGCGGATGCTGCCTGATGTGACCTTCGCAGGCTCTACCGCAGCGGTTGAAAACCAGTCGCTAACCATGTCTTTGCTGCCTCTGCAAAACTCTGGCTCAGGGTACACGCGCGGTGTGACCAATGTTTCTGAGAGCGCCAACATGTCCGTGGCGCTTGAGAGTGAACGTACCGTGCAGCGCGACCCCACGGTAAGCGTGGAACGGTTTTCGGGTACGGTCACGCCTTACGACGGCAATCTCTACATCCGTGTGCGTGGGCGCCAGATGGCGGTGCGTGCGAAGTCTACTGGTCTGGGTGTTCAGTGGCAGTTGGGCAAGTTCCGGATCGACCTTCGTCCTGATGGGCGCAAGTCATGACAATCTGGGCCAACATCATAAAGCGGTTCAGGGCTCCGGCCCTGCCGGTCGCAACGCGCACCTACGATCCGCAGTACTTCGACAAGCTGCTGAGCATCCTGCGGATCTATTTCAACCAACTGGACAATCTTCTGGAGCGCATCGTGGACGGATCTGCAACAACTGTCCCGGTATCAATTGGCGGCACCAACGTTGATGCGTTTGGCCGTCTGCGCACCAGCAGCCCGCTGACGCTGTTTGATTCGTCGCACCGTTTTTCGGACAACAACCTTTGGGTAAACGACACTTCAGCCGCCGGAACCTTCACCGTAGCGTTCAATGCCGCCCAAGGTCTTGTGGATCTCACAATCAATACGGCAAGCGGTAGCAAGATCATCCGCGAGACGACGAAAGTTTTCTCCTACCAGCCTGGAAAGAGCCTGCTGGTGATGTCCACGTTTGTGATGGCTCAAACAAAAGCTAACCTGCGCCAACGTGTAGGCTATTTTGGGGCTTCAAACGGACTCTACCTTGAGCAAAACGGCAGCAATGTATATTTTGTTGAGAGAAGTTTTGTAACCGGTGTAACCACGGACACTCTTGTTGCACAGGCAAACTGGAACCAAGATCCGCTTGATGGCACGGGTCCGTCAGGTATCACGCTCGATCTGTCAAAAGCGCAGATCTTGTACATGGATATTGAGTGGTTGGGCCTGGGCACTTGCCGCTTGGGGTTCATCATCAATGGCGTGTTTGTTCCGGCGCACAACTTCAATCATGCGAACCTGATCACAACGACATATATCACCACCGCTTCCCTGCCCCTGCGCTACGAGATTGAAAACGTGGCGGGCACTGATTCGTCGAGCACGATGAAGCAGGTTTGTTCGACGGTGATCTCTGAAGGGGGCTACGAGCTTCGAGGGTTGCAGCAAGCTGTCGGCACAAATATCTTGACGCCAAGAACGCTGACGACTGCAGGCACCTTGTACCCTATCATCTCAATCCGACTCAAGTCTACCCGCTTGGATGGCATTGTCATCTTGACCGCGCTGTCCATCATGGGCATCACCAACAACACCAACTACCAGTGGAGCGTGGTGGCATCAGGTACGACTACTGGGGGCACATGGGTGAGTGCGGGGACGAGTTCGGCTGTGGACTACAACATCACAGGCACTGCAACAGCAGGCGGGCGCATCCTGGCTTCAGGCTACTTCCAGGGATCAAATCAAGGGTCCAACACCATTGACATCTTGAAGGAAGCCTTGTTCTCTTTTCAGCTTGAACGGAACTCATTCACCGCCACGCCCTACGAGCTTACGCTTGTATGCACGTCGTCGTCGAATGGAGATCAGGTTCATGCCTCGATGGACTGGGAAGAGATCAGCCGGTAATTTGACTCAGTGAGGTAGAGATGGAAGGTGACCAAGGCCCTGGCGGCTCTGACCTTAGCGGCGAAAACTTTGGGGACTACAACGACCCCAGCGGAGCATCTGGGCTTTCTGCCGGCCCATACTCACAAGACGTAGCGCAAGCAATTGCGGACATGTTGGGCACGCCTCTTGGCGAGGGCGCTGCAACAGGTAGGGGCTTTCATTCGCCAGGGGTCAGCTACGGCACGTTGGCGGGGTTGCAGGATGCGGGCTTCGGGAAGATGGACATCCCAGGCTTCACCCAAAACGTAGAGCAAGCTCTCGCTGCACAGAACGTCCACAACGTCCTCAACTACGCTGCCCCCGCGTTTGCCGGTCTGATCCCTGGCTACGGCACGGTGTCCGCGCTCGGTAAGGGCATTGCAAACATCCACGGCCTGATGACGGGCAGGCTGTCCGCTAAGGACGTCGTGCCTGGGCTGGCTGCGGGATTGATCGGTGCGAGGACGGGGATTCCGTCTGGCATCTTGGAAGGGCTCTTCGAAGGCAACCCGGGCAAGGCCGCAGGCGCGGGCGCTCAGGCAGGACTCACATCTCTTGCGAACAGCATGAGCCCGTTTGGTGGGCTTGCAGTGGGCCTGTCAGGCATTGGCTCCTCGTTTGGCAAGGCTGTGTCGGATGCAGTCTCCGGCGCCACGGGCGGAGGAAAATCTGATGGGCTCGGCAGTGTCTTGGGCTCAGGCGCGGGCCCCGCGCCTTCTCAAGGGTCATCTCCCACAGGCAACACCTACGGCGACGCAGGTGTCAACGCAGATACCTACTCTGTTCTGGCAGCGATAGAACAGGCAGCGCAAGAACCCAAGCAGCCCGCGTGGTCCTCGCAGATGACCGCAGGACGCTATGGCCCCCTGATGGAATATGAGTTTGGAGCGTGATATGGACGAGTTTTATGATCCCGCAGGTTTTTACGACGACAGCTACCGCTATGTTCCTACTATTGGGGCGCAAGAAAATGTTTTTGACCCCACCTATGGCGATCCATACGCGAACTACACTCCAGATAGCAGTGGGCTCGCGGGTCTCTTCAGCGCTGCCCTTGGTGGTGCCAAAACCCTCGGTACATCTCTGCTGACGACGCCGCGTGGCATTGCGACGCTGCTGGCAATGATCTATGGTGCACGCAACACGAGACCTGACAGCGGGGGCATCAACCTGAACCTCTCCCCGTCCAAGGTCACACGCACCATCGTCCCGGGCAAGTACGGCCCCGTTGCGAAGACCTCGTTTGCCGCTGATGGTGGACTCATGCAGGCATACGCTGCCGGTGGCATGGTCACTGGTACGCCGCAACGCCCCCTGCCCATGGAGGACGGAGGCTTCGTCATGACGAAGAAGGCTGTAGACGGTGCAGGCGGGCCGCAGGGCCTCGCGCAAATGCTGCCTGGGGCCAAAATGATCCACGGCCCAGGTGATGGGTCTGGTCGAGATGACCGTGTCCATGCCAGAATCGGTAACACGACTCCGGCCAGGGTTTCCAGCGGCGAAGCCTACGTTCCGAAAGCAGTTGTTGATGAAGCAGGTGGGGCCAAGACGCTCTATGCCATGATGAACCGGCTTCAAAGGAGCGCATGATGAACACCAATGTGAGCCCAACTGGCACCGTCGCCCCCGGCTTTGAGGGCTATCTCACGGACATGCTCAATCGTTCGTGGGGGTTGGCGCAGCAGGAGTACACGCCCTACACCGGCCAGCGGTTTGCCTACGAGACGCCTGAAGGTGCACCGGGCTACTCCCCGCTGGAGGAGAAGGCATTCACCAGCCTGGGCGGTATCGGCTCGTATCAGCCGGGGCAGTTCAACACGGGCCTTGGTCCGGTCGGGTCCGTTCAGGACTACATGAACCCGTACCTGCAGAATGTCGTTGACATCCAGGCCCGGGAAGCCCGTAGGACCGCTGACATCAGCCGCAACACCGAGCAGGCTCGCCTTGCCCAGGCCGGTGCCTACGGCGGCAGCAGGCAGGCCATCATGGAGGCTGAGCGTCAGCGCAACCTGGGGACCCAGATCGGGGACATCCAGGCCAAGGGCCTCATGGCTGCGTATGAGCAGGCTCAGAAGCAACGCCTCGGAGAGGCGACCCT